CCCATACATCAATATACTTTTTGTATGGATAGCCGAATTTTTTATGTCTACCCTCAAAACAATTTTCGTCAAGAGTTGCTTTACGTTCAATAACCATGTCATGTTTTTTGGCATAGTATTTAATATAAAAGATTGCGTCTTTAGTCATTAGCAACCTCACTAATTAAGTAAGATACTTTATTATTATCATTTAAAGTATTAAGAGCAATTATACATTGTTCTGCTCTTTCTTTTGACTTAGCATTTTCAGCGACATCAAACCAAGTTTCGCCGTCAGCCCAAGTAGTCTTTTTAATAACTAAAAAGACTTTAGTGTTTGGATTGTTCATATTATCCCTTTCATTATTATTGTTAAACATGGGATAATTATACATTATCCCATGTTCATGTCAAACGATTTATTGTGTAGATTGTTCTTGATTGTATGCTTTACGTAAAGCGATTTTTTGATCTCTTGAAATAGATTTATTCTTCATACCTTTTATTCTATCTGCAAGATTTTTCGGATTGTAAATCACCAAGCCTGTACTATTAGTTCTGATTATTTCTGCGTCATTAATAGTTAAACCCATTTCAGTTCCAAGTTCAATCATTTCATCTAAATATCTATAACCTTTTAAACCAAGTTTAATTTCTTTCATCTGATTTAAAATGCTATCTATCCATTTTTCATGTGCCATGATTAATGAACCTTTAGCTTGTTGCCATATCATAAGAGTTTGAAACTCTTTCTCACTACAAGCGATTGATCTATCTCGACAATACTCACGACCAATTAAATCAAGAACATAATCATTATTCCACTCTTTCGCAAAAGAAGTTTGATTATCCGAGCCACCATTTAAGCCAAGATATTTTTCGTTTGCGTCATCAACTTTAGTCCAATGTGGATTTGATTGATTGTCTTTTTGTTCAATATTAATATCGGGATTACAGTTCTCACGACCTTTCAACTCATCACGATACATAGCGAAAGCAAAATCATTTTGCTTTGCATTTTCGTTACCATTGATATTGCCATTTAATTTAAAGTCAAAATGACTTTCAATGTATTTATCTTTCATAACTACTTTATCGTGTTCATCACGATCTTCGACCTGTCCTTGATAACCAAAATGAAAGCAACTATCTTTTGCAATAGTGTCCACATTTTCAAACTTGTTTTGTAAATGGTAAGCCATCTTAATATCTTCGGGTGTGTAATGACGACCAACTATTTCTTTTGCCAAGTTCCATGTTTGATCTTGCAAAGCTTTCATCTTCTCACGTTTTTGAAAAAAGTCCTCTTTCTCTTGCGTGTTCTATTGTTCCAAGTGTTCTCGAAACCTTATTCCACCTTTATTTCGATACTCGGAATTTAATCTTATTCTAGCCATTGTTTATCCTTTCAGTTAAAAATAAAGTTTTAAACTATTGACAAGCCACAGTCAAGTAATATATAAGATATTCTATGATAATTTATGGAAAGCCATTAAAAGAATTTTTTAGCTTTTGGCCGACTTGGCTTTGGGCTTTGAATATTTTTGCCATAGCTTTCGCCCTAGGGGTGATCTTTTGGTTGTAGATAGTATTTTATTTTATCCAATGTTATTTTTCATTGGATTAGCAATACTATTTTTGTTTGATATCTAGGCTCCAAGCTTGAGCCGGGATCCGATGGCCTCGCGCGATGCCTATCAAAAACTATGCGGCCTGATAGCGGATCCCGGGTCAAGTGGTTTATGTCTCAGACAGAATTATATTAGGTGCTGAGCACTTGGCCCCTTCAAAAAAAAAATAAAAAATAATAATAAGGTCTCAAGCCCGCGAAGCGGGCTTTTTTATTGGGTCTCAAGCGGGTGGGCCCGCCCATTAGGGTGGGCCCGCCCAGTATATATTAGCCGCCATCCCCAACCACCTGCCAAGGGTACAGGATTTTCTGGGATAAGTCAATCACTTTATACGTGAGTAAAAACTAGGGTTGACAGCTCCGGGGCTCTGGGATATAGTGGGACCTTGCCCTCGTTTGATATTTTCCCGGTGCAATAAATTTGTGAAAGTATCCACCGGCCCTGCAATAGTGTTGAACTAACTATTCAACTGCGGGGCCAGCGCTAACAATGGAGGAAAAATGAAAGTAGAATATAAAGATCTAAAAAAGAATGACGAAATCAGGACCACACAGCTGGGCACGCCAGTGTCTGGCAAGCTCATCGAGTCCCCGAAGCAGGGACGCGGGCTGAAGAGAACCATCCTGATCTGGTCCAAGGGTTCAGAAATTGGGATGTTCGACGAGCATGGCAGCGTCTGGGCTACCGACGTGTCTCAAGTGTTACGAGATGGCGCCTGGCTACAGGTGACTGGCCAGCCGGCATGAAGTTAAAAAAACTAATCAAAAAAATCAATAAAGAAAATACCCCTCCGGGGGGCTGGAAACCTAAAGACAAGGTTTCAAGCTCCCAAGCGGGTGGGCCCGCCCCTAAAGAATCAGGGTTCAAGCAATCTTGACAGTCTACAAGCTCTGGGATATTATAAGATTATGAATAAAAAAGAAGCCAAAGAAATAACCGGCGGCCTGAGCGCTCCCGGTAAAATGCCGGAGGGTTCTTATAACCTGCCGGCCGTCGCATGTATTACAGGCGCGAAGCTGCGCGAGATCCCGGGCACCCCGTGCTGGGGCTGCTATGCCTTCAAGGGCCGATACAATTTTCCAAATGTTAAGGACGCACTAACCAGACGGCTGGCGAGTCTCGGCCACCGCGACTGGGTCCAGGCAATGGCTGTATTAATTAAAGGAAAAAAATTTTTTAGATGGCATGACAGCGGAGACATCCAGAGCGTGCAACATCTCATCAATATATTCGAAGTCTGCAAGCTCACACCAGGCACCATGCATTGGCTGCCAACTCAGGAGCGCAAATTTTTACCACTCAATACTGATAGCATACCGAAAAATTTATTAATAAGATTAAGCAACGCAAAGAATGACACGAAGCCCGGCACAGCCTGGGACCATTGGTCCACTGTGGTGACGAAGCCGCGCGCTGGTCACGTGTGCCCGGCGCCTGAACAGGGCAACGAGTGCGGCAGCTGCCGTGCATGCTGGAGCAAAGACGTCCATGAAGTCCAATATAAAATACACTAAATTTTTTCTAGGAACCGGGAACAGGAAGCAAGACCACAAGCTGAGGGTTCAAGCTTCAAGCCTAAGTCTACAAGCTCAAGGATCCGGGAGCCAGGGTACAAGCGGAAGCCCCCAAGCTTCAGGGTACAAGCAACCAGGATAAAAGTATTTTTTTTATGCTTAATGTGAAAGGATATTTGGTGCGGGGAGAACCGTACAAAATTGGGTTTTTTTGGTGGAGTTGCTTTTAATTCAACAGTGAAAAAGTTGCCACTAGGAGCGTAGCCCAACAGATCAGGAGTGCCGAATAAAGCCCAATTTTCCAGCCTTGTCCATGTAATTCTTTTAGACTCATTTTTTAATTTTCTCCAAAGTTGTCGCTCAGTAATGACCGGTCTAACCACCCCAAGTCCTATTTATAATTTACCAATGATTTTCCCCATTTTCCATATGGGTTTTTGACATCGGAGTACAAGTCTATGGGTCTGATTATCTCCTAAAAGATTATTTTCCAGCAGGTCCATCCCAACAATATCGTATAATTCCTTATTAGGAAGCTCCACCTGAACTCGTGCATCCTGGCAAACAGGAGATTTAAAAAATTTATCTAATGCGTGTCTAAATGTCTTTCCATTAACCATCGGGTTGCACTTATAATATATTTTATATAGAATGGCAAGATTATGCCAGGACCAGCCAAACAACTAACGACTAGACAAATGAAGTTTGCCCAACTCATAGTGTATGGAGTGGAAGGAAGCCCTATAACCAAAACAGAGGCAGCTAGACTCGCAGGATATTCCGACGCGCCGTCTGAAGGTTCTAAACTAACTAACCCAAATCACTACCCACTCGTGTGTGCTTTCATCAGTAATCTCAGGGATGAAGTAAGGCAGAAATATGGCATCAGCTTTGAAAGACATTTAGAAGAGCTTGGAAATATTAGAGACCGAGCTAAAAAAGACAATAGGAATCTAGCCGCTGCAGCTACAACTGAAATAGCTCGCGGTAAAGTGGCTGGATATTATATAGATCAAAAGATTATTAGACACGGGAAGATCGACGATCTTAATCTCGATCAACTCTATGAAAGGATGAGAACAATCAAAGAGAAGAACGAGAAAGTATTGGAAGCTAAAGAGCTTTTAAACCCTAGTGAGGAATCAAAGTCAGAAAGTAAAGACATGACAGTAAAGTTATAACTATCATCACATAAAAAATCTGATCAGGACTCCACATCTTAACTATTTTCTCTTTTTCTTTTTAGCTTTAGCTTTTTTCTTCTTACCTTTTTTCTTTTTCTTTTTTGGCATATTATTATATTTCTCCTTCATTAGGTTATACTTTTCTTCACTCAACCAGTCAATAGCGTCAGGAAACTCAGCTTCATCAAACA